GAAATGTTTAAGAATGGATTCGAGATTATTGAGAGATTCAAGTATAAATGTGCAAATTGCTCTAAGGAGTTCAAATACAAGCCAATACAGGAAAAGGAACTAAAAGCAAGATCTGCAATCGAAGGTCAAGGCGCAATATCGAATGAAGCGCAAATTGAGAGTGAAACAACGTCAGAGGCACAGACAGGAGATAAGCTACAATGTGATACATGTGGTAGTACAGACTTGAAAAGACCTATACCAGAACACAGAAAGATACTTGAAAAATTAATTAACGAGCCAGTTAACGGAAACAATCAGACTATAGAAGACGTAGCAAGAATGCTTGAAAGAGATTTGGAAATAGCAGACAATGCATACATGTTACTTTTAAAGAATTATAATCTAGATGATAATACAGGAGATATTAATTGGGAAGAAACAGAGATAAAAGAATGTTTAAGAATAGATCCACCACAGGTTGCAATGATTGCAGACAGTGATGGTAGAATAGGTTATGATGATAAAAGAAACAAGGTTTGGGTTTGTCCTAGATTTGAACATAGAGATAGAAGACTTACAACAGACAGATGTGAAAGATGTGGTGCAGAAGCACTGAAAGCAATCTGTGAAGTAAACTCTGTTTATTCTATAGGCATACCACAACCAAAAAGAGTTGTTTACGGTGAAGGTGAAATAGTTTGGAGAGCTGGTAAGTATAAACCTGCATTAATTTACGGTTATTCTCCAATTTATTCAGTTTGGTCAAAAGCAATGTCTTTAAGCCACATGGATGAATACATTAGAAAATATTTCGATAAGATGAGACCTCCAAGAGGTATGTTAGTAATTGCTTCGCGTAATTACGAAACATTTAGAAAATCATGGGATTTATTAGAGCAGAAAGCACAAGAAGACCCTTACATGATACACCCATTGCTTGTAGAAAGCGATAAAACAGGTAAGAACCTTGCACAGTGGCTCGACTTTACAGGTTCACTTAAAGAATTAGAGTTCATTGCAGTTAGAAAAGAACTAAGAATGATAATTGGTGCTATTTATGGTGTATTGCCTCTCTATTACGGAGAGATGCCTTCTGGTTGGTCACAAGAGGGATTACAGGTTACAATTACCAACAGGGCAGTAAAATGGGGTCAAGACATACTTTACAAGAGTTTTTTCAAGAAGATAGGTGAAATTTTAGGTGTAAATGATTGGGATTTGAAATTAAAGGCAGGAGAAGAGAATGACAAACTAATGGAACTTCAAACAGATGCTGCAGAACTTGCAAACATGCAACAACTGCAAGCAATGGGATTTGAGATTGCTAGAACACATACAGGAGACTTTAAGGTATCAAAAGATCCTGTTTTCTCAACTAAAGAGATGTTGGAGATGCAAATGGGTGGTGGACAGATAGGTGAAGGACAGGAAAAACGAGATCCAGAGAGAACTAGATTCCAAGGAGAACCACAAGTGCCTAGATCTTCAGACATTGGTGGAATAGGTCAAGGTTCACCTTCAAGTGGGAAGGGAACTTCTATGAGCAAGAAAAACTTTCCAGTAGGTATAACACCAACTAATTATAAAGTTGTAAAGAAAACATTGCAAAGTTCAGTTGATTTTGGATGGACAAAGACAAAAACAGTTAATGAATTAAGAAAATTCGCAAGTATGACAGTAAGACAAGCAAGAGAAGTGGTTAAAAACGAGTTTGAGTCAACAAGGAGGTGGGAAGATGGCGAAGAGTAAAAAAAACAGTGTAGAACATACACATAAAGACGGTACAAAACATTCACATAAAGACGGTGATAAAACACATGAACATGAGATAATATCAGCAACAGTTGAATTAAAAGGAGGAAATGAGGTTGAGGTTTACAAAAAAGAGGCAAAAAACGTTTACAGTGCAGATTATAAATTAATAGACGATACAATAGAAGATATTAAGAAAGAAAGCAGAAGAGTATCTACTAATGATTATGCAGCAAACAATGTGTATCTGTTCTTACAAGACTGTTTAAAGAAAATAACACTGGCAGAAAAGTAATGGCTACCAAGCTTAATGTCGATGCAGGTTCAGACATTGGTAAGAAGCTTTGGAAGAAGCACCAAGACAACGAATATACGCATGTAGACAATTACAAGGAAGCAATATGCCTAAACTGTTTTTCAAAAGACGCTGCAGCAGCAACCATAGCAGATATCTGTGGTGAATGTGCAGGCAAGAGAGGTAGAGAGCCACTCCTGACAAAAATAATGGATAAGATGTATGGTCTATGTTTCTTTTGTGGAAAACACAAGTTCAACATAGAACAGATAAACGCAAGATTTTGTCATAGTTGTCATAGGAAGATAGCCAATGTAACAAAAGAATATAATAAAAAAGGTGGTATGTTTGGTGCAGACCCATTCTGGTTAAGCATAAAAAGAAAACATGGTAAGGATTGGAAAGAAGTTTGGAATGATCCTACAAAATCACTTAGGAGATAGTATAAAATTAATTCTATCAGATGCTAAATCATAATATGCAGTTGGGTTTATAATTCTCTTTCTGTTAGGTCTATTTCCCCAAAATCTATCACATCTGAATTCAAGTTTTGGTTTACCTATCAGTTTTGGATAAAATTCAATTCTATCTGATTTTGGATTATATTTAGTCTGTCCTGCTATAACTTTTATTTCGTCTCCCTCAAAGAATTCTTTACAAGTTCCGTTTCTAAAATGAACTATTGTTCTCTCTAATCTTGGAGACTCCTTCATCTGGTTTGTTTCTGTAACTACCCATAGTTTTGGTTCACCTTTTTTGTTTTCTTTGACGTATAATTCCATAATTTTTATATCGTAGAAGCTTTGTCCTGCTCTATCTTTATATGCTTTATCATAATCAGATTTCTTTTCATAAACATAGAAGGCTGTTCCCATAAACTTTAATAATCTACCCTCTTAATAAATGCTTGTATGGACAAACATGCAAAGTGTAAGAAATGTAAAACCAATATGTATGGCTATTCTAGAGGAAAACAGGTGTTTTGGCTATGCTATAAATGTGGAGCGTTCAAAGGAAATAATTTCGACCCATTTCTATTACTTGCAGTTCAGTCACAACCAGAATACCTATTATACCTTATAGAGTCCAAATATCTAGAGCCTGTACAGTAAATATAAATATCATACATATATTCACTGTATATGGTTGAGGAATTCCTTTTAGAACGCATAATGACTCGAATTGACCAATTAGACCAAAAAATAGACGATTTATGCGATAGAACAACAAAAACAGAGATAAGTATCTCTAATCACCTTACGCACGTTACACAAGACGCAGAAAAGAAAGAAAAGAAGTTTTACATTTTAATTGCTGGTTTGGGAACAATTTTCGCCTCAGTGTCTCTTATACAAAACTTCATTTAAGATAATCCTTATAAGCAAGCATATTGTTGATATAAAACATGGTAGACCCAACACTTGTTACAGTAGCTGCTGCAGTAGTCGGAGCTGGATTAAACACCCTTAGAGGGTATTTACACTCAGAAGACCGAGTTTACTCTGCTAAAAAGTTAGCAGGCGCTCTTATCATATCTACATTTGCTGCAATAGCGATAGCACAAACTATTGCTGTAGACTCTGTAGGTCTGATAGGCTTAGCCCTGATAGGACTTTCAACAGGATTCGCAGCAGACTTTGCAGTAACAAAAGCAAAGAAAGACGATACAGAGTAGGTTATTTTACAAACTACTTTTATCTTTTTTTATAGATATCTTTATTAAATATAAAGTATTTATTTCATATATGACAGAAGGGTATTTTATAAACAAATTAATAACCAAAGGTTTTGAACCAATCAGTTCAGATGAGAGATTCTTTGAAGGATTTCTCACAGTCGAAATGAAAGACAAACAGGGAGAAGTTACAATAGTTAATGAGTTATATAAGGTGTTACCAATATGGATGGATAGAGGAGCTCCAATTACAGATACACATAGCAATAGGGTAATAGGAAAAGGAATAAATTATGCAAGGACTGATTTTACAGCACAAGACGGTGAAACATATCCAGCCATAAAAGTCACAGGTAAGATTTTTAAAAACTATGATTTAGATAATGAGATTTGGACTAAGATTAAATCAGGAGAATACAAAGGATTAAGTTTTGGTGGAGCAACAAAGGCAAACAGGACACCCATGAGAATGAAAGACGGATCAATAGCATATGCACTATCTTCTCTGGAACACTATGAGGTAGCAGTATGTAAAGATCCAGCAGTTCCATTGGCTGTAATCACAGATTATAACCCACTGGCAAAATCAGTTTTACATACAGAGAAGAGAGGAGATAAAATGATAATTAAAACATGTGATAATTTCGGATGCTTCATTACAAAACCAATGCCTGACGGTAATGGTGGTAAGGGAAACTTTGAACATTGTGAAAGTGTAAATCAGGATAAGAGAGATCCAAGTGCATTTTGTGGTCAGATTAAACATGACACAGAAGATTCCAATAAAGCAGAATGTGAATTTTGTGGAGCAGAGAAAAGAGATAGTACAATTATGATAAAACCTGATGATAAAAAAAGACAAGATTCATTTGCAACACACCAAGCACATCATAGACATCCATCAGTTGGTAAAGGAGCAGACCATTCAAACTCAATGGGAGATCAACACTCTATGTATAATCAAAATACTGGTAGAGAAACATGGATTGGGCAGGGATTACCACAACCAAAAGAGACAACTATATGTGAACCATCAATAGAAAGTGAGGGTAAGTGCGTTGAACAAGAGAAACCACTAGATGATTCTGGTGGTAGGTCAAAACCACATCATGCCAATACAGGAGATAACACACCTGCAGGAGTACCAAAGAACGTAAAAGATGAAAGTAAACAGGATAGAGAGGGAAAACACAAACAAAAAATGAAATTTTTAGAGTATTTATTAAATGATTTGTCAAAAGCAGAAGAAAATATGATAGGTGCAGGTCAAAGAGGATTAGGATATGACAAAGGAAGTGTCCAAGGAAGTGGTGAAAGCACTCAAATTACACCTGTAAGAGAAAATAAGAAAACACCAAAATCTATATAAACCTCACTTATATAGGAATACTAACATCATGGCAGACAACGAAGAAAAACCAAATTTCGAAGAAAGCTCTGATGACAAAGAAGAAGAAACAGAAGAGAGTTCTGAAGAATCACAATCGGAAGAGCGTGAAGACTCAGAAAAATCATTCGTAGAAGCAGTCAAATCGACATTCGGAGACATCTCTGAGCAATTAAGCACAGTAGTTGACTCCCAAAAAAGCATCATTGACGCTGTAAGCTCTATCAATGGTAGAGTGAAAGCACTTGAAACACCAACAGACTTAGCTTTGACACCGAAAGGTACTCAAGGTGGAGACGATGTTGGCGCTTCAGTAAAAGTTCCAGAAGAACCCTATCCACAAGGCAAACAAGCCAAACTGGATGATGACGGAAAGGAAACAACCAATGATCAAGCAAAACTGTCAATTCAGGGAGCTATAGGCAAAACTGAATTAGTTCAGAAATCTGAACATACATTTACTACAGAAACTCCAAGACCAAACGCAGCCTTGGAAACAGTGGATAAATCTGCACCTGACCTCAGTCCAATACTGAAAGATGCAAGAGAAGCTGGCTTTGAGTCACTTTCAACAGTAGCTCAAAATATTCTGAAAGGTAAATATTATCAACCAACATCAGACGAGGTAGGTAGATACTAATGGTTCAGATAAGAACTATTGACGAGTTAGAAGCACTGTATTACGGATATAATAGAAACCTTTTAAGAAAAGCTGATGCACCAGCAACAACCTCCACAGCAGGCGTTTTCAACGCAATCTTTGGAGCGTATGCATGGGCGCAACTCAACTTAGAAGCAAACGCATTCGGCATTTTACCCAAGTACCCTTGGGATAAATCTGGATGGAGGGTTATTACTGCAAAACCTGTTCTGAATACCACAAACCTAAACACAGCTTTAGGTGGTACAGCAGAAGGTGGACTCATTGCTGAGACCGTAAAACCAACACTACAAGAAATTGATGTTAGACCAAAGACAGCACAACTGCCTTTCTCAGCATCAGAAGTTATGGAGTGGCTGGCTACACACAG